GAAGTGTTGATCCAGATTGAACCGGGTGCATAACCTGCGGTGTTATCATCTGTAGCAGCAGGATCAGCAGTCGCTGTGTTATTGTTACGACCACCGAAACCACCGTGAATAGCAGGTAAGTAACCAGACACAGACGTAGTTAAAGGTAGCTTAGGTGCGCTGCCCGTAGACCCGTCGTGGGTGTGTCCTGTTGAGGCGTTGAAAGCGGCTAATAACTGGTTAAATTCAGCATTAAGTGGTGGTGCAGTAATGTTCGCACCGTTAATAATGTCCGCTACTGACTGTCTAGTATATCCCGCCATCAACGTCTCCCCGCGATGCTAAATTCAAAAACGATTCCTTGTATGCTGTAAGGGTCAAAATTCCCCAAAGTAACAAAGGTAAGCTGGCAAGAATAGCCAGTGCCCTGAAGGCTGGTTGTAATGATGGGTTTCTCTGTTCCACCATAGTTAATGTTGGTACCTGCATAATTAATGTTCTTCCCTTTATAGCGTACTGGTGCGCCTTTAGACTCTTGCGAATAAGAACTAGGGCTGGCTGTGTTGGGATCTTCCCAATCATACGATACCGCCATGTTCAAAGTCAGAGGGCCTTCAGCCCGTATAAATGTGTTGGCCTTACGCATGGTCTTCTTAACTTCGGTATCTCCAAAGTCAAAGAAGGGCGTGGTGTATACGGATAGGATGTCTGCCCCATTAAACTGGTTGGTAGTCTCTTGCTGATAGACCTTGCCGTCGTAGTCACCGTGTAGGACTAGCTCTTTTGAGTTAACATATGCCGAAGCACAGCAACTGGCACGAATGCCCACTAGCTCTCCAAACTCCCAACCTAACCTTTGGTCAGCCGACCGAAGACCACCAATGATGCCGAAGCTATCGGTGGTAAAGGTAGTATCGTCACCTATGAAGTAACGTAACTGGGACTTGCTGCGAATTACCACACCATTGAGGGTAGATAAATCGTAGTCTTGTGGAAGCGCAGTAAGTAGTTGTTGTATGCTCTTAGAGATAGTCTCTAACTCAACGTCACCGATTCGACTTGTTCCCGCTACGGGGCGTAGTCCATCTGGTGCTAAGAACACTAGGTCACCACCAATCTCCAATACGGAATCTCGGGCAATGCAACCTACGTTGGTAGTAATCTGATCTAACACGAATCCAGCAGTCACGTCAGGGGATACTTTCTTAATTCCGTTATCACCAAATACAAATAGGTCACCACGGAACGGTTTAAACTGCACTACGTCAAAGCCTATGGCTAACTGACCTGCACCAGCGGCTGATGTGAATGTAAGAGGATCTAATGGGGCAGAGTAGGCTATTGTCGCCTGTGCGACTCGATCTCCACCTAGGAATAGATGGTTCTCAAATGCATCAACCAATTCAGGTCGGGCTAAGGCACTTGGGCCTCCCGGGCTTGAACTGCCACCAGAGCCACTTGGGCTGATAGCTTTCCAGTTGGTACCATCATAGAGAACAGCGTTATTCACACCGTCTACGAAACATATCCTGTTACCACCGCCGAAGTTAAAGCTAACGTGGCGAAGTTTAGAGACTGTTCTAACACCATCTTTGAAATTGTGTACTATGCCCGTGGTATAGGGTGCCCATGCTGAGTAGGCTACATAACGATAGTATTTATACTCGTTTGTATCTACTGTGATGGTGTCCCCTACTGTTGCACCCGTACCCAGCGTAACTGTGTTACCGCTGATACTATAGTGAGTGCTAACCGTTAGGGTTGTTGTGGTAGAACCCGTAGTCTTTGTAACAACCGTATTAGCTGCGTTGTTAATGTCTAGCGTTCTTGAGTTTGAATCTGCGCCAGTAAATGCTGTCTGGGATGCCGTGGCTGTGTAGGTAAAGGTCTTAACCTTACGGGTAGCAATTATGACTGTAGTGTCTAGGTTGTCGTCTTTGAAGATTGCGACAGACAAGACTTTACCCTCGGTATTAACGGGGTCTATTTCTTGATGGTTGGCATTAGCATTGTAAGGAGAGAAACCTTCAATTCTGCGGTATCCCCCAAATAGGCTAACTTCGTAGTTAACTAATCGGGTAGCGGAGCCGGGGGCATTTTCACTTAGATCTAGATGATTCTCGTTACTGTTAAGCCCGCCGCCGCATATTACCTTGTAGGACTGTACGCGATCAGCCATATCAGATACCTACATAATCTTGGCTTGATCTTGACTTACGAGGCACCCGGGTGTCATACACACGTTCGTATTTATTGATAAAGATACCTTGCATGTTTTTAACGCCCTGTTGGAATACTTGAGCAGTAAGCGTAGCTGACTCAGGATTATCTCGGAACATATACATATAGTACAAAGCACCGTCAATAATCACATTGTCGTATGAGTTAGGAATTCGAGTTGTATCCCCGTGCAGAGATAGGCCCACATTGTTCATATAATACTTGAACTGAATTGTGTAGGCTTGGTCTGGGGAGGGGCTTACAACATAACCGTTGCCGTGGGATGGTGCAATAACAGCAGGTATGGATACGCCTGCGGTGCTACTGTCATCATCAGTACTTTTATATTTCTTGTAGTAAATATCACGGTCTATGAATTCAAGCATCTTGTGGTTAACATTTAATGATGCATTCTTTTGTAGCTGGAAGGTATTCCAATCTACGACCTTAAAGTACTCAGGCCAAGAATACTCTTCCTGACCTACGGCTAAAACTTGTGTGTGTTGAGCAGCGTTAAATGGCCACTCATATTCTGCTTGATTAATTTGACCAATAGCATCAGTGATAGCGTCTTTAGCTAGGGTTTGGATTCCCCGTGTGTTACTAAAGTCGGCTTCAGCAATTTCAACTTCGTTTAGTTTACGAAGCAATCGATTGGTGAGACTGAGGTATGTGGAAGCCATTGGTCAAATTACTCTTTCTATAGATAAAAAAGGGGCACCCCTCCGAAGAAGGATACCCCTTGATGGTTTACGCTAAGTTGTAGTTAGCAGTAATTAGAGCCTCTGGACGGAGGATCTTACGACCGTATAACTGCATTCCGCGCACGATATCAGCAAAAGATGCTGTATCACGGTAGCTTTCAGTCTTAGCCAACTGCTGGGCAGTAGCTACGCAAGACTTATGTCCTGCTACAACAGTACCAAAGTTCACTTCGGAACCGATTGAGGCAGAAGTGCCCGCACCAGTACCCATGTAAGGTAGGTTGTTAGACTTGTACACTTTGAAGCCACGGATAAGACCGCTGCCTACACGACCGTTGCGAAGTTCATCGCCACCGCCGAAATCACTATTGATGAATTTAGAATCTTCATCCATTAGCAATTCGTAGAACACTGGGTCTGCAACGAACCAACGATCTGCTGTATCCACGTTAGCTTCATCCATCTTACGAGCCATTCGGTTAAGAACTGCAAGAGGACTAGTGATAGCACCAGAACCACCGCCAGCGGCAAGAGGAATAGAAGTCAATGCGTGTAAGGCTGCTGCTTCAGTACCACCAATGTCAGAACCACCGAAATCGGTAATGTCTAACTTGTTAGCAAGCAACAATTCGTCAGCACCAGCAGCAGAATCAGCCTTAGTGCCGTTAGCGGCAGTACGAGCAATCCAAGCTGTGTTACCAGCATTACGCTCAAAACCAGATAAGTAACCTAGTACTTCAGCGTCATAGGTGTCACGAAGTTTAAACGCGGCACGGTCAGTCGCTAAGTCCATGAAGTTAACATGGCTGTGAGCAGCTTCAATGTCATCGATCTTGAACATAAAGTAGTTCGCTTGGTCGATGGTAAGTGAGAAATCTCCGTCACTTAGGTTCTGTGCGGCCACTGCTGTGCCACGCGCATAATCTGAGACAGTAATTTCTGGTTCTTTGATGATCTTAACACTATCGCCATATGAAGCAATTTCGCCCATATAATCGGTATTGGTAATATCTTCAATTACAGATGTGTTGCGGAAAGTCTTTTGGACTTTTTGTGAATAAATGATTGGACTAAAGTTACCGTTTGGTAAGTTGGCATAGCCACTAGCTTTTGCGAAAGCCATGTTGCATCTCCTATAGATGTTAAGTTAAAGTGCCACTAAAATTTGGGGGTATCCGACACATGCCGTAATACGCCACCAGCGGCGAAACGAAACAGAATGGAATACTTCATTAAGGGCTAAGTTGTATTGGGTATCTTTGTGGAAAAGGGCCAAACTTACTTAGGTGTCTTTAGAGTTTTCTTCTGAAAAGGGGGGTGAGGTAGAAGGCTATGCATATAAGGAAAACAACTCCAGTATTACATAAGCCTCGGCTCGGGGGGATGGTATCAAGGTTGTTATACCACATTTACTAGTTGATTAGCAAGTGGTTTAACGCGCTCCGCCAGTAACGTCGTACTCAAACAGCCCTTTACTGATTGATTCCATGATTTTAGCTTCATTTTTATCGTATTCGGCTGCTGTCATGCGTTCGACCTGACTTTCTGTAAACATAGACCTACCACCCGACGGGGCAGCAACTCCACTTCTACCTACGGCCTGTGCGGCATCACTGGCGCTTTTAGGACGTACCTTACGGATACCTTTGTCGGATTTGTAGAGGTCTAACGCTCTAGCCGCCGCTCTGGCATCTGTATTGTTCTTATATAGGGCATCTTGAACAGAAGTAGGCTGTTCTACTACCCAGTTATGGAAATCTTTCTGTGCTCTGATCTTATCGAAGTCAGGATGTAGTTTCCGTAGTTCTATCATTGCTTTTTCAGACTTAATACCTGCTTGCTGCTTCTTAATCTCAGCAAACTCTACGTTGGCATCTGATACCGCTTCTTGTACCCGCTTTTGGGCAATAGTATCGATTATCTTAGCAACGTCAGGGTATTTTGTTGACCATGCGTCAACTTCTTCGGCAGTTTTAGGGAATTTGATCTGTCCCTTGGTTGCATCGGTAAGTTGTGCCTTTACTTGCGAGAGTTCTTGGTCACGTTGTACCATTTGCTGTTGCATGTGGCGGCGTAGGTCACCATATCGCTTTTTAAACGACTCTTCATCTGATCCTGTAGGAGTACCCTCGTCAGGTACCTCTCGTACTAGTTCCTTTACATCTTCGGGTTCGTCCCGATATGCGTTTCGGTATTTAGCCATGTGTTCTCCGTGGGGGGGGCCGTTAAAGTAGACTAATCGGAATGATTAGTGGTTCTGCGGGTAGCCCGAGGCCTGCAAACTAGCGTTTCATCATAGCAAACTTGACTGCTGGACGATAAGTATTCTTGCCATCTGTGGACTTGTAGGGGTCTTCTTCCTCGTCTTCAAGGGTTTCTTCTTCTATGGTGGTAATTGCAACGTCTACAGAGTTACCTTCGGGAGTCTCATACTCCTCCTCGTCTGCTTCGTAGGCTTCGTCTTCATCCTCCATATACTCTTCATCTTCTTCGTACTCTTCTTCAAGAGTCTCAATCTGACCATCCATCTGCATCGCCATAAGGCCCATCTTGGCCTCGTCACGCATTTCCATTAGGTGCTTCAAACCATGCCATCGCACTACATCTGCTGGAACAACGTATTCACCATCACTTAGAGCGGCTGGGATATCGTCACGGACGTTCATTTCACTAGAGCCGGGAGGTACTGGGTTGCCGGACTCTTCGTCCATGCCTACCATCATCTCTGGCATCATCATACCACCATGGAACATTTCAATAGGGGCAGACTCCTCCGGGATAGGGACTTCCTCCATCGGTGCTTCGATGGGTACCCCTGCGTCTGGGGGGAGGGGGATGTCCTCCGCTATTTCAGGCAGTAGGCCGTCGCTACGGGTTTGAGCATACTCACTGGCTTCAGGTTCACTCTCAAATACAGGCAATTCTTCACCTGTAAGTGGATCTACCGGGCCATTCTCTTCGATGAATGCTTCTAACTCTTCTTGAGAGAACTGCTCACCTTCTGCATTAACGGTAGGGATGGTTACCCAACCATACTTTGTTTCAAAAGTAATTGTGCGCTCAGAGAAGTTATCCCCTGTCTCGGGGTCTTCAAAAACCTTGCGACCTTTAGTTGTGTAAGTATCTTCCATTATTTTGCTCCCTCCAGAGCTTGATCACGCAATGTCTGGAACCGACGCAATTCTGCAATAGCGCCTTGTAGTTCCATTAGCTTGGTATGATCTTTTGTATTTTCTAAAAATGCCCGCATCGAGTCGATACGATTCTCTACATACCTCTGTAAGAGAGGATACTTTTCTACGTCGTTAACTAAGGGTAGTATTGATTTAGCTAAAACTTTTTCCATTACTGTGGTGGGCCTTGTGGTGGTTGACCTTGTGGCTGTGGAGGAGGCTGTCCGCCATTATCTCCACCACCTGCGCCTGTAAATCCGGGAGCGCCGGGTTCAGGTGCGTTGCCCGGAGCTATGTTGCCTCCGCCATTTCCTGTGGGGTCGTTAACGCTCGGGGCACCGCCTTCTCCTCCTTGTTGCTGTTGAGGTGGCTGCTGTGGCATAAGAGCCGCAACTGACGCCATCATTTCAGCTTGGATAGCCGCTTCTCTTGGATCATTAAGAACCTTGTCTTCGTCTAGATCCATAGAGGCTGCAATCTCTCGTAAAACATAATCATACTTAACAAACGGAGCCATGCTTGGGTTCGCTGTCATCTGCATGAACTGCAACAGACGCTGTGAACGTACCTCGTTACGCATTAGGCTTTCTGTACCCTTAGCTGAAACGTCTAGGTCACCCCTGATAGATTTATCGAAGTTGAACTGCATGTTAAAGCTAAACAAAGATCTGCCTAGGGGAGCTAGTAAGTAATCATCCATGTTACGCACAACGGCTTTAATGTTCTGCGCTGCGGCACCCATAAGCATAGACATACCAGATGCGGTTCGACCCACACCCATCACGCCTGTACTGCCGTGAGCAAATGATGGCATACCTGTAGCTTCGTCAGCCAACTGTCGGGCCTTATCAAATACCTGTAGGCACTCGTTTGTTACGTTAGGGAACTTGGTACCGAAGATAGCTTGGCCGGGTGCTCCAGCTTGGCGTCTAAACACCTTGCCCGGATAAACACTCATGTCTTGTCCCGGCACTAGGTTCGTTTCGTCAATCTCAATAAGTAGATTAGATGAAAGAGCAGCGTTGTCTACCATAAGACGCATGAAGCCATTCATGATCTCTTGGGTGTCTTCCATGTTCTCTGCCAAGCCAATACCAAAGAAGCTATATGGATTAAGCTCGTATGGAACAGCATGGTAAGGAATACGGATAGGAGTGAACGGGTTAATCACTAGACGTAAGACTTGGCCATTACAAACCCAAGCGTTAATCTGGATCTCTTCGTTCTCTAAGAAGTTGTCGGGTAAGTCTAAATCTGCTTCTTCTGCAATCTCTGCGTCTACGATGCCCCAGTATTCGAGTACTTCGTAGCGTTCAATGCCGGAGGACATGTCGTTATCTTCTAAAGTGTCCTCCCAATAGTGGGGAGTATAATTAGGGCCGAAATCAATCGCCTCATCAATTGCCTCTCCTCTAAAGAAA